TGCCGACCGGGGCCATGACACGCCTTACCTCGGCGCCAATGCCACGATCCCCTACGATCTGCATGCCGTGATGAGCTTCAAGGTCGAACTTGAGCCTTCGGGCACCGCGGGGACTGTCCCCGCCTGGGGACCGCTCATCCGCGCCTGCGGCTGTGCCGAGACGGTGACCCCCGGCACCTCGGTGGTCTACAACCCCGTCTCGGACAGTTTCGAGAGTGCCACATTCTACCTGCACATCGATGGGCATCTCTTCACCCTGACCGGCGCGCGGGGGAACTGCGACGTCACGGTCAATGCCAGCGGTATCCCGGTGCTGGAGTTCACCTTCACCGGCCTCTGGACCAAGCCCGCCGCCGGCACGCTGCCTACGCCCGACTTCAGTGCCTGGCAAAAGCCGCGCATCGCCTCGAACACCGCCACGCCGCTCTTCACCATCGGGGGCGAGGACATGGTGATGCGCAGCTTCAAGCTGGGCCTGGGCAACCAGGTGGAAGGGCGGTTCCTGGTGGGCGCCGAAGAGATCGTCATAGTCGACCGGTCCGACATGATCGAATGCCAGGTCGAGGCCGTGGCGCTCTCGACCCTCGATCCCTGGGCGCTGGCGCAGGACCAGACCGCCGTCGCGGTGGCGCTGACCCACGGCACCGGCGCCGGCCGCATCGCGGCGCTCTCGGCCCCGACCTGCCAGGTCCAGCGCCCCGGCAATCCGACCGAGGCGCAGGGCATCATGGAATGGCCGCTCAACCTGGTCCCGCTGCCCGGCTCGGGCAACGACCAGTGGACCCTCACCCTGACCTGACGGAGATCCCGCAATGGCATTTCGTATCGCCGAAGAACGCACCATCACCCGGACTGTCCAGACCGCCGACGGTCAGGACTTCCGCGCCGTGTTCGTCATCCTGCCCGACGAGGAGATGGGCGCGGCCAGCGCGCAGGGCATCGAGGGCGAGAAGGCCGTCATGCGCAAGATCATCCGGCGCCTCGACGACATCGAGGGCGCGGACAAGGAGCCGATCCCGCATTCGCCGGAGCTGCTGGAACAGGTGATCGGATTTGCCGACCTGCGGATCGCGCTCCTGCGGGCCTACAACGAAGGCCGCATCGAGGCCCGCCGGGGAAACTGAGATGGGCCGGGCGGGCGCTGATCGAGGGGCACTTCTCGGACCAGTCCGGCCCGGCCCGCCAGGTCGACCAGGACGCGGCCTTCTGGGGCATCCCTCCCGAGCTCTTGCGAACAGAGGACGCCGAGGAGGCGCTCTGGCCCGAGCATGTCGCCGCGCTGGAGGCCTTTGCCGTGGTCAGCACCCAGTGGCGGATCGAGCCGCGCTTTGGCGCCGCGACCCGCTGGCTGGGCCTGGACTACGCCGCCGCCGAGGCCGGGCTGCGCCTGGCGGGGATCGAGGTCACGCCCGGCCTCTGGGCGGACATCCGGCAGATCGAGCAGGGCGCCAAAGCGGCCTTGAACGGGGATTGAAGGGGGGGTGACATGACGCTGAAAATGCATGCGCGCCTCACGGCCGACGGCAAGCAGGCGCAGGCGGAACTGGCAAAGACGGGCCAGGGCGCGCGCGGGCTGAAGACCGAGGTCGACGCCCTGGGGCAAAGCGGCCAGGAGGCCTCGGCCGACTTCGTGGCCCTGCAGAAGCAGCTGGAGGCCTACAAGGTCGACCTGGTCAACCTGCGCAACGAGCACGCGGCAGCGAAGAAGCAGATCGACGGGCTGCGTGGCGAGCTGACCAAGCTCAAGACGCAGGCGGGACAGGCGAGCGGCAGCGTTGCGAAAATTTCCGCTCCTTTGGCGGAGGTGAACAAGGGATTGAGCCCCGCCGCTCAAAACAACGCCAAGATGTTTGCCTACCAGCTGAACCAGGTCGCACAACAGGGCGCTGTGACCGGGAACTACATGGGTGCACTTTCAATCCAGTCGGCGGACATGTTGTCGGTATTTGGGCTTTGGGGGGTCATCGCAGGTGGCGTCGTCGCGGTTATGGGACCGTTGGCGATGTCCCTGTTCGATACCTCTGCAGCCGGGAAGGAAGCTCAGAAGAGTGTCGATGTCTTCCTCGACACGCTCTCGGAGGTGCAGGGCTACACCGATACCGCCAAGACAAGCATCAAGGACCTGCGTCGCGAATTTGGTGATTTCGCCAGAGAGGTGCAACAAGCATCGGCCCTGGCAGCCCAGGCGACCGTTTCACTGGCCTTTTCCGAATTCGACGATGCGGCCAAGGGTATACGGTCGGACCTGGATGATGTGGTGCGCGCCATTGGTGATGTCGCACGCGCTAACAAGCAGCTCTTGGATGCGCAGGATCTCGCTGCAGCGGGCATACTCGGGGAACGTCAGGTCACAGAGGCGCGGGAGGCGCTCGAACTGCTGGAGGACCGGGCTACGAAGATGCTCACGGCGCTCGGTCTCAGCGCTGCTGAAGCGACCCGTCTCGATGCGGCTTTCGATGATCTCGCAAAGGCCAACAGCCTGGCCGAAGTGGCGGAAGCCGCAAGTGCGGCAGTTATGCTGCTCCGTGGGATGTATGATGAGAGCGAGCGCATCCCTGATGAAGTCGCCCGGATCATTCAGAACCTCAACAGCATGGTCAAAGCCGCAAGCGCGGGCGCCGTCGCGATGGGGGACACCAAGGAAGAAACCGGAGACGCCGCCGACGAAGCATCGCGCCTCGCCGCCAACATCCTGACCGCGGCAAACAATGCCATCGCTTTCCAGCAAGCGATGGCCTCGCTGTCGATCCCTTTCGAAGATGCGATGGAAGAGCTGGACTTCGAGTTGGCCACGGCTGGGATGAACGCTGCTGACAAGCTCGTCGCGACCCGTGTGCGTCGGCTGGAAGAGACGATGCGTGCCGCGTCCGAGCGGACCTTCGGGTTCGACTACGGTCTGACAGACGAGCAAAAGTCACAGTTGGCGGACTACGAGGCCTCGCTGAGGAGTGCGGCTCCAACGCTTACGGCTGACACCGCAGGCGCGGCGAAGGCGAGGCAAAAGGAACGTGACGCTGTTCGCGACCTGATTGCGGCCAGGCGGGACGAGCTTGCCATCCTGCGCGAGAGCGACCCGATCCAGCAGGAGATGATCCGCCTGCGCGGTGACCTGGCCGGGGCCACGGATGCAGAGCGGGCAGAGGTCGCCAAGCTGATTGCCTCGATCCAGAAGGAGGAACTGGCCAAGGCGCAGGCGGCGGAGACCTCGGAGTTCTTCCGCACCAGCTTTGCAGACCTGATCCCTGACCTGGTGCGCGGCGGTGACGATGCCGCCTCCGCCTGGCATCGCTTTGCCCGGGCGCTGGAGGATGCGGCCTGGCAGGCCCTTCTCCTTGGTGAAGGCCCACTGATGGGCTTGTTTGGTGGCGGAGGTGGCGGATCCGGTGGTGGACTTTTTGGCTGGATCGGCGAGATCCTGAACTTCGCTGATGGCGGGATGCACTACGGGCAGGGCGGGCCACGCGCGGACAAGAAGCTGGTTCGCGTCAGCCCGGGCGAGTTCACTGTCAATGCCGCCGCCACGCAACGCCACCGTCCACTGCTGGAGGCGATCAACGCCGGCACGCCGATCCCAGGTTTTGCCGACGGCGGTTCGCTTTCGTCGCCTATGGCGATGCCCGGGGGGCGCGAGGGCGTCGTTGAAATCCGCGTCTACACCGAAGAGGGCACGGTTGCGGAGATTGCACGCAACGAGGCCGGGGCGGTGGTCCGGACGGGATTTGCCGAGTACGACCGCGTCCTGCCCGACCGGGTAGCGGAGATCCGGCGCGATCCGAGGGTGCGCTACTGATGGCGATCACCTTCCCCATTGATCTCGCGACCTTCTGGGATGGCCTGGGCATCCACATGTATTCGTTTCGCCTGGGCGAGGCGATGAGCGTTTCGGAAACCGGCGGCGGCGAGGTGTTGACCGCGCGCATGGGAACGCGGCTGTGGATGGGCGAGGCCTTTGTGCCGCCGAACAGGGATCACGACCAGGTTCTTGCGCTGATCGACTTGATCCGGCAGTCCGGGGCGCCCTTCCTGATCTATGACCGTCGCCGGAAATTCACCCAGGCAGATCCTGGCGGCGCGATCCAGGGCGCCGCAGTCTGCCGCGTGGCAAGCGTGGCGGGCAATGCCCGCGAAATGACCCTCACCGACCTGCCGTCCGGCTATGTGCTGACGCCGGGCGATCATCTTTCGATTTCCTACGGCTCGACCCCGATCCGGTATTTCCTGGCGCGGGTGGTGACGGGCGGAACCTTTGTCGGCGCGCCGGCGCAAGTGACCGTCGAGGTGGTGCCGGGCATCCCCGAGGCGGTGGCGGCCGATGACGTGGTGCGGCTGATCCAACCGATCTGCAAGGCGGTCTACGTGCCCGACAGTTTCAGCGGGCTTCGCCGCCGGTCGGCCTTTGACGAAGGCTTTTCCTTTGCATGGAGGCAGACAGTGCGATGACCTATCCCGTTGTGGCGCGCGGTGCGCTGGCGCTCGAGGTGCTGATCTGGATCGAGGCCAAGGATCGCGAGACCGGGACGCCGCAGGCGATGGGCCTGCATACCGGCCTCGAGGATCGGGCCTTTGTGATCGATGGCGATCAGCGGACATACACCGGCGCCGGGGCCGTGCTCGAGGTGGCCGACCTGGTATCGCAGGTGGGCCTCGGGGTGCAGATGCAGACCGCGGGCCTGGCCCTTGTCACCGATGAGGTGCAACAGCTCATCCGGGGATATGACGCCCGGCAGGCGCCGGTCGAAATGCACCTCGCGCGCTTCGATCCCGAGACAAACGCCCTGATCGAGATTACCCGCGTTTTCAAGGGCTGGCTCGATGAGGCCACGCTGCGCGAGGGCGTCAAGAATGGCGAGGCCTCGCTCTCGGCCCGCCTGGCAAGTTCGGCCCGCGCCCTGACCCGCCGCGTGCCGCTGCGGCGGTCTGATGAGGCGCACCGCGCGACCCATGCCGGGGATCGGTTCTTTCGCTATGCGGACGTGTCCGGGGCCGTGGGTGTCTGGTGGGGCATGAAGCGCGGCGGCGGCAAGGGAGGGGGCCAGTCGTTTGCCGAGAAGCTGGCAGGCATTTCGTCCCGCTTGGAAAACCGGGGGAGCGCGGCTGATGGTTGAGCGCCGCAAGGATTGGCGGCCGCGCCTGGCCGCATATCTCGGGGAGGTTGCCCGCCTGCGGTTCCGGCCCGGCGAGCATGATTGCGCCCTGTTCGCGGCCGGGGCCGTCGAGGCCATGACCGGCACCGACCTGGCGGCGGGGTGGCGCCGCACCTATCGCACGCTCGAGGATGGCCTCGCGCTCCTGGCGCAGGAGGGGCGCGGCGATCATGTGGCGCTTGCCGCCGCGCACCTCGAGGAGGTCGCGCCGATCCGCGCCCAGGTGGGCGATGTGGCGGCCGTGCGTGAAGGCGAGGCGCTGGCCCTGGGGATCGTGCAGGGGCCGTCAATCTATGTGCTGCGGCCCTCGGGCCTGGGCCTTGTGCCCCTGACAGATGCAGAAAGGGCGTTCCGCGTATGATCCGCCTCAATATCCTTGTTCTGGCGCTGGCCTTCCTGGTGGTGGGCGCCGATCCGGCCGCGGCCGAGCCGGTCAGTGCGGCGATTGCCGCGGTCGGCTCCTGGTTTGCCGGCCTGAGTGTCGTCGGTCAGGCGCTTGTGCGGCTGGCCGTGGGCCTTGTCCTGTCCAAGCTGACGCAGGCCAAGCTCAAGACGCCCGAGGCGGTGGGCGGCCTCAAGACCGAGGCCACGCTCACCGGGGGCGACAATTCCGAGGGTTTCGTGCTGGGGCGCTATGCCACCGCCGGCGCCTTTGTCGCGCCCCCCCTGAGCTGGGGCTCGCGCCGCGCGCAACTGGTCTACGTGATCGATCTTGGCCTGCCGGGGCAGGTGGTGTCCGGCATCTATGTCAACGGCGAGCGCCAGGCGTGGAGCGGTGTGCAGGACGGCAAGGGCCGCGGCGAGCTGAACACGGGCGGCGCCTATGATGGCCGGGTGTGTCGTTATCTCTATGACGGCACGCAAACCGCCGCCTCGCCCTATCTCCTCAACCGCCTGGGCAGTGATCCAGACTTCCCCTGGACCCCCGACATGGTGGGCGGGGGGCGTTCCTATGCGGTCCTGACGTTTATCCTGGACAAGGGCGACAAGGCCAAGTTTTCCGGCCTGCCGACCGTGCTTTTCGAGATCGAGGGCCTGCCGCTTTACGACCCGCGCAAGGATGGCAGCGCGGGCGGTTTCGGGGCGCATCGCTGGAATGACCCCGCGACCTGGGAGCCGACCGAAAACCCGGCCGTGATGATCTACAATATCCTGCGCGGGATCGCCTTGCCGAACGGGGCCACCTGGGGCGGGCGCGCCACGGCCGAGGATTTGCCCCTGGCGACCTGGGCCGCGGCGATGAATGAATGCGACCTGTCCGTGACCGTCGAGGGCGGCGGCACCGAGCCGCAATATCGCGCCGGCACCGAGGTGCGCGTGGCGCAGGATGAGCCGGCGCAGGTGATCGAGGATCTTCTGGCATCCTGTTCGGGTGAGCTGGTCGAGGAGGGGGGCACCTGGTATATCCAGATCGGCGCGCCCGCCCTGCCGTCCTATTTCTTCACCGATGAGGACGTGGTGATCTCTCGCCCGCAGGAGCTAGACCCGTTCCCCGGCCTGGCGGACACGACCAACGCCGTGGCGATCACCTATCCCGAGCCGGTGATGGCCTGGCAGACGAAAGAGGCGCCGACCGTCCTGCGGCCCGATCTCGAGCTCGAGGACGATGGCCGCCGGCAGATCGCAAGCCTGCCCCTGCCGACCTGCCCGCACGCGATCCAAGCGCAGCGCCTCGCCAAGAGTTACCTCGAGGACGCCCGCCGGTTCCGGGTGCACCGCCTGACCCTGCCGCCGGATGCGGCGCATGTGCCGCCGCTTTCAACCGTGGCCTGGACCAGCGCCCGCAACGGCTATGCGGCCAAGCTGTTCGAGGTGCAAAAGAAACAGGTGCAACTGCGCACGCTCCTGACACAGGTGGCCGTGCGCGAGCGCGACCCCGGAGATTACGATTGGAGCGCCGCGGATCAACTGCCCTATGACGTGCCCCCGGCCACGGTCACGACGCCTGAGCCCTACGCGCTCGAGGGGCTTTCGGTTGTCGCCGGTGCGATCTCTGACGGCACCACGGGCCGTCGCCCGGCGGTGATCGCGACCTGGACCGAGGACGGCGCCGGGGGCGTCGATTACGAGGTGAGGCTTTCCGGCGGCGAGGTGATCGCCCAGGGCCGCGCCCCGGCCGAGGCCGCGCGCCTGGTGGTGGCCGAGGGCGTTCTGCCGGCCACCGATTACGAGGCCCGCCTGCGCCCCGCCGGCGAGGAGGAGCTCTTTGACTGGTCCGATTGGCTCGAGGTCACGACGCCCGATCTGCGCCTGACTGAAGCCGACCTGGCCGATACCCTTGCGGGCAAGATCGATGAGGCCTTTGACCGCCACGACGCGGCGCTTGCCGATGCAACCGGCGTGATTGCCGAGCTGCGGGACGCGGCCATTGCCAGCTTTGGCCCGCTCGACCGCCCCACCGCCCTGGCCGACGATATCCCCCGGCTCGAGACCGGCCTCGAGGAGGCTTATCAGCGGCTCATGGGGCTGGAATGGGCGCAGTTTGGCACCAACAAGACACTGGCCGGCGCGGGCATCTTTGTGGACAGCGAGACCGGCGCGGTGCGGATCGCCGCATTCGAGCGCGCGGAGGCCCGCGTCTCGAATGTCGAGATCAACCTCTCGGCCGTCGAGGCAGCGCTCGAGCTCAAGGCAACGGTGGCCTATGTCAACAACACGGTGAGCCAGGCGATTTCCGAGGCGGTGCTCGACCCCTCTCAAATCCCGCTTCTCGATGATCTTGATCTGCGCATCACGGATGCAGAGGTCAGGCTCGACGCGGCCGAGGGTACGATCACCACGCTGACCGATACCCTGACGGTGGCGGGCGGCCTTGTCAGCATGACCACGGTCACGCAGGAGCTCGACAGCCTGCAAGGCCAGATCAACCAGCGCGTGACAACCGCCACGTTCGACGGGCTCGAGGACCGCGTGACCACGGCCGAGGGCAGTCTCACGGCGCTGGGGGATACGGCGGCGATTGCCGATGCGGTCGAGGTGACGCGCCAGCTTTACGACGACAGCGCCGACGACACGCAGCGCCGGATTGCCGATCTCTGGGACCGCTGGACGGGCGACGAGGCCGTGCGCCGCGCGACAGCACAGGGCCGCCGCGATCTCTCGGCGCGGGTGGATGCTGGCCTCGCGGCCGAGGCTTCCGAGCGGCTGGCGCTCAAGGCCGCGCAGGAGGCCACGGCCGCCTCGCTGGTGGAGGAAAGCACGGCACGAGCCGCAGAGGATGAGGCGCAAGCGGGGGTGATCGCCTCGCTGCAAGCGACCCTGACCGGCGCGCAGGGCGAGATCACGGTCAACGCGGGCGCGATCTCTGGCCTCGACACGCGGGTGACGGCGGCCGAGGGTGAGATCACTTCACAAGCCTCCTCGATCACCTCGCTGCAAGCCGGTGTCGCCGCAGCCCAGGGGGCCGCCGACGCGGCGCAGGCGGATGCGGACGGCAACGCCACGGCGATCTCTGGCCTCGACACGCGGGTGACGGCGGCCGAGGGCGAGATCACCTCGCAAGCCTCCTCGATCACCTCGCTGCAATCCGGTGTCTCCGCAGCCCTGGGCGCGGCTGACGCGGCGCAAGCGGATGCGGACGGCAACGCCACGGCGATCTCTGGCCTCGACACGCGGGTGACGGCGGCCGAGGGCGAGATCACCTCGCAAGCCTCCTCGATCACCTCGCTGCAATCCGGTGTCTCCGCAGCCCAGGGCGCGGCCGATGCGGCGCAAGCGGATGCGGACGGCAACGCCACGGCGATCTCTGGCCTCGACACGCGGGTGACGGCGGCCGAGGGCGAGATCACTTCGCAAGCCTCCTCGATCACCTCGCTGCAAGCTGGCGTAGGCGGCAACAGCGCCGCGATCACGACGCTGCAAAACACCAAGGTGGACGGCGCGGGCGCGGTCTCGGCGGTCGAGGCAACGATCTCGGCCGAGTATGCCAGTCTTACCGCGATGGCCTCGGCCACCGCCTTTGCCAAGGCCCAGGCGGATGGCATCGCGGCCGGCTATGTCTGGCGGCTGAACGGGCAAAACCTGATCGAGCTGGTGAGCGTGTCAGAGGGCACAAGCGGCCCGGTGAGCACCTACAAGATCGCGGCTGATTATGTCGAGATCACCGGGGTTGCCCAGATCACCACCGCGGTGCTCGATCAGCTCTTTGCCGATAGCATCGTGGCGGGGCGGCTGACGGTCACGGGGTCGATGGTAGCAGCCGGCGCGATCACCGCGGACAAGTTGAACGTGACCGAGCTTTCGGCGGTTTCGGGCACGCTCGGGACGTTCAAGACCTCCCCCACTGGTGAACGCACGGAAATCAGCGACAGCGGTATGAAAATCTACGATGCCGCCGGGCTTCTGGTCGTGGAATTGGGGGAATTGGAGGTATTGCCCTGATGGCTTATGGACTTCGCCTTCGCCGCCCGGACGGCACCGTCCAACTGTCGACCGAAGATGGTATCACCACCTTCCGGCATCTCTCCTCGCATACCTTCGATGAGTATCAGGTCGAAACGACCGTGCCCGCCTCTGAGTTCGATGAGACCCGAGGGGTGCTACAGGCCGTCTATCACGCGCAACTCACGCTGAACGACGACGGTTTTAAGGGCTATGTCGCGCCCAATGTCTTCGACGTGCCGTCTCTCCTGCATGCGAACGGTCAACTGACTTACACGCCGCCTTCAACCTCGAACAATCAATTCGGTGACGAGCAACAAGTCACCGTCAACCTCTATCACTACTCATGACCCACGGTATCCGCATTCATAACACCTTTGGCGACGATGTTTTCGCGGACGGTCGCTGCCTGTTTGTCAAGGACACAGGCGTCTGTTTCCAGCATTCGGGAAACTCCGAGGCAGTGGTCGGCAGCATGCCATATGCACGAACGACAGGTCGGCCTGACGCATGGTATCCGTTGCTAAGGGCCCATAAAGACGGAAACACTGACAAGCTGTTCCAATACACGAACCGTTATTTCCACTGGGCAGGCAGCGGGCTTGAGCCGAGTTACAACGCCCCGGGGGCCACCTCTGAAAAGATCCCGGTCACGGCTGCGACGGATATTGCGGATCAGCTGTTTTTCCAGATGCACCCCAACGGCTTCGTGGCCCAAACACAACTTTGGTACGCGCTCACGCCCGAGATCGTCCCCCGAAAGATTGCTGGGGTATGTGTCCCCGAGGGCTCCGCTGCTCACTACGCCGACCCGATCCGATATTTCATCGCCTCGCACTCGGGCTTGCCAGCACCCAGCGCCGGCTATGGTCTGCGGATCACCGACCCGACCACAGGCGGCGTGCGTTATGATAGCCGATGGGACAACGTCAGGGTCCGTGATTTCTTTGTCGTCAGCGATACGGATATTGCTGACGTGCTGGAGAACAACGCGGTCAAGACGTACACGCCGCGCCAGCCGGTCGGCGACCCCTATATCACGACCTCCCTCAACTGGTCAGCGAGATACGACTCCGGGGGCGATAAGTTCCACTACCCCCGCTTGAGCTGGGACGGATCGGCCTTTGTCCTGGATCGTCTTCAAATAAACGGCCCCAGCATCCTAAGACCCGGGCCGTCTTTCTACATCAACCGCGGTTTTACGGTCACCGTGGCCGACCCAGAAATCTAACAGGAGAACAGCATGAGCTGGTATAAGACCGGAACGGTCGCAGTAACAAATGGCAGCGCCACGGTGACGGGCAGCGGCACCGCCTGGGTGGCGAATGCCCGCGTGGGGCAGGCCTTCGCCCTCGAGGGCGCGGGCGAGCAATACGAGATCACCGCGGTGGTCAGCGACACCGAGCTGACGATCTCGCCGGCCTACCTGGGCAGCACGCAGAGCGGCCAGGCCTATGCCATCATTCCGGTGGTGGGGTTTTACCGGCAGGCCTATGACGCCCTTGCGGCGGCGGTCGCGCAATGGTCGAGCTATGCCGGCACGGTGCTTTCGGGCCTGTTCGGGGACGGCACGGCGGCGGCGCCTGGGATCGGTTTCGAGGACGAAACCAATACCGGGTTTTTCCGCAAGGCCGCGGGCCAGCTCGGGATTGCCACGGGCGGCGTGCAGCGCGCGCTTCTCTCCTCGGCCGCGTTGCAAGTTGACGTGCCCCTGACCGGCACGGCCGTGACCCAGAGCACGACCGATTCCACGGCAGGACGGCTAATGAAGGTCGGGGCTTTCGGCCTCGGTGAGGACGCCGGCCCCGTGGTAACCGACATCGACGCGCACAACCTCTCTGGCTTCTACTTTGCCTATGCTGGTCAACACGCAAGCGCCCCGACTGGCACGAACCCGTTCCCGGATCTCGGCGGTGCATTCGGCCTCATGGCGGGCAGCGCCACCCTTGGTGGGGTCACGGAATACGTCTGGCAGATTGCCATCCTCTACAGCGTCTCGGGGCCGGTCATGAAGTTCCGCAGCAAGGCGACCGCCTGGACGGATTGGGAGGAGGTCTATTCGACCAGCAACCTGATCGGGACGGTCAGCCAGAGCGGCGGAACCCCGACCGGCTCGATCCTCGAGAAGGGCAGCAACGCCAACGGCAATTACATCCGCTATGCGGACGGCACGCAGATTTGTGATGTGCGCCTGGCGTCCAGCAGCGCGGGGGCTGTGACCTGGACTTTCCCCGCAGCATTTGCCGCCGCCCCGCAGGCCAGCGCAACGCCGAACCAGGACCAGGCGCGCTTTGCCACCACCACAGCCGGGGCCGCTGGATCGGTCAATTTCTCCGTTTGGAATACTGCACAAGCCCGCCTTGACGCGATCTCGACCTCGCTGATCGCCATTGGCCGCTGGTACTAAGGAGGCAAGAAATGCAGATCACACTTTCCCCCGTCCGTCGCGAGGGGCGACCGACCTTGGAGCGCCTTGGCGATGCCCTGGTGATCGATGGCGAAACCTTCGATTTCTCGGGCGTGCCCGAGGGCGCGCAGCTTCCTGCCGAGGCGGTGGCATCGGATTGGCTCGCCGGTCCGGTGACACGGATCGCCGGCGAGCTGCACCTCGCGCTGGCGCTCTCGCACGGTGCCAACGCGCCGCAGGAAACGCTCTTTCCCGATCCGGTGCAGGTCGCCAGCGATGGCGCCGTGCCACTGCCGCCCTATGACGCGACCGAAGCCGAGGAGGCAAGCGCATGAGTGTTGACCTGTCCAAACTGGTGACGGCCGAGGATCTGGCCGCCCAGGCCGCAGCCCGCCGCGCACAGGCGATCAAGGCCGAGGTGCAGGCCCGCATCTTCGCGGTGGTCGATCAGAACACGCAGGCCAGCCTCCTGGCCGCGATGGTGGCCGGCGCTCTGACCCCGGCCGATCAGGCCACCTTTGCCGATGGGCAGGCCTGGATCGAGGCGACAAAGCAGGCCGGCCGTGATGCGGTGTCCTCGGGCGATGATCCGATCTGGCCCGCTGTGCCCGCCGGCGTGGCCGAGCTTGCGGCGCAGTTCTGAGCGGGCGTGAAGGGCATCACAATCGGGGGGTGAAGGGGGGTGAAGAGGCAGGGGATGAAGAGGGTGTTGAAGGCGCCTTCAACACCTCCGCCAGAGCGCGGTTTTGAAGGCGTCAGCCCCGGAAGGTCAAAACCGCGTTGCTGTAAACCTTGGTGTAATTCACTGCAAAACTTAGCGTCACTGTTAGGTGACACTTATTCTTACAGTGAATGCGGAAGAGGGCCGAGGTTCCCGGTTGATCGCGGATGGGCGCGTTATCAAGGGGTTAGCGCGGATCGGTGGCGATGAGCCCGAGGCGCGGGGAGTTTTTCAGTAACCCCTGAAACCGGGCAATTCGGGCAGATCTAGGCACCAGTGGCCGAAACCAGGGCCAAGAAGCGCCGAGACACGCAAACCCCTTTCAATCCTAGTTTAATCGGCGTCTCAGGGGGCTGTAAACCGGCTTTGAAGCAGGTCCTGGGTATCGGGAACTGGGACGTTTGGCGCCCAGTTCGATTTAAGCGTCCCAGATCGCGATTATGGACGTAAAAACAAATGCCTGACAGGATTTCTTCCCTGTCAGGCCTTCGAGAGAAGTGGGACGCGATTTTGGGCGTATTGATGCCTTAGCAGGTGTAGTCGAACTCAAACTGTCCTGGGACGATGTATTGACCGCCGACGGGCGAGCAACCCTTGTCGGCCAGGTATGCCTCGGCGGTCGGTCTGAATTCGGCTTCTGTCCTCCAACGATTTTTTGCGAGACCGTAAGTAAGCCCCTCCCTTGCACCTTCAGCAGCAGAACGGCCCAACGAGAGTGAAAACAAGACCTTCTTTAGATCCGGTCGGTCAAGTACACGCCACGTCTGACCATCGATGTTGAGCGTTCGAACCGGCACATCTCGATATGTGCTGTAGGCGTCTTTGGCCGCCTCGCTGCACCCAGCCAAAAGGGCGCAGGCGGCGAAGGTCACCATTACGACCCGTTTCATATCAATCTCCAATACCAAATGGTGTTTCTCTACAGGGTTATCGCCACAAATGCCCTGACCACACAACCTCTCCCAGGATGTTCTGCGAGATCGCATTCATGGCGGGGCCGGTGTGGTATTCGGGCGGGAAACGTTTCTGATCGGGGTTGTCGCTGCGGGCTATGATTGCGGCGTCAGCGGCGAGCTCCAGCCGCTTAATTCGGGTGCCATTGTCGGGGTCGTTGTAGACGTAGAGCTTGCCCGAGGTGATCTCGGTCCGGTGCCGGTCGATCATGACCAGGTCACCGTCGGAGATCGCCGGCGCCATGCTGTCACCGCTGGCCGTGATCAGGATGCAGCGGTCGGGACGGATACCGGTTTCGATCAGCCAGTCGCGCGGGACAGCGAGATGGTCTTTTGGCGGTGCATCGAGGTTGACCACGCCGTGACCGGCCGCGGCGCTGGCGTCAAACCTCGCGATTGTGGCGAAGCGTTCGCCGTCGATGAGTGTGGTTGGTTCGACCGACCGCGGTGGGCCGAAGCTAATCTCGATCCCAAGCGCTTCACAAACCTCTGAGATTTTAGCGAGTTTCGGCCCCGCGCCATTTCGGTTTCTGGGGTGCAAAATGTTCCTGAGAGTGTCGGGGGGCAAGTTGAAGGCTTGCTCTGCAGCAAAAGGCCTCATGCCCAGCTGATCCAGCCGGTCTCTGATTGCTTGTTCGAACCGCATTTTAACATCCATGTCGTCGGTACATGTACCGAGTAAAATACTGCTTGACTATCGGTAACTGTACCAAATACCTATTAGGTATGCATACCGAGGCAGAGCAATGAAATCAATCCGCAACCTTGTGACTGACGTCCTGACGTTAGCGGGCGCGTACACAGCGCATACCGGACTGGCTGAGAGCACAGTTTCCACGATGGCCCTAAACGACGGGAAGCGCCTCCGCGTGTATCGCGAAGGCACTCCAAATGGTCGGCAGGCATACATTACGCCTGATCGCTTCCTGTCCGCCTTGACCTGGTTTTCCGAGAACTGGCCCACCGACCTGGAATGGCCTGCGGAGATCGAGCGTCCCGCCGCCGAGACCGCCAGCAAAGGAGCCGCCTGATGCCCGACGGCTGGTGGATGATCCCCTTTGGCTTTGCCGGGCTTTGCCTCTGGCTGGCCGTTCTCAAGCTGACAGGAGTGCTGTGATGTCTGAAGTCAAAGCGGCGGGCGCGGCGGACGTTTTGCCGTCACACGATCCCGATGGGTCTGAACAGAGCGAATCCAGATCATGGGCAAAGCTTGAAAATCCAGAAGATATTCGAGCCTTCGTCGCAGGAGCATCGGCAAAAGAACTGCGTGAGATGGGAGAACTCCTCCGGGCGGGGAATGAGCTTCCCCCGGAGTGGGCAGTTGTCCAAGCGCGGATTGCGACTGCCGTAAACGTCTCAGAAGGGCTTGTGCGCCGGCTGACCGCGGGAGGGGCTCCCAGGCGACGTCATCCAGGACAGTCGCCTGCAGCGGAATTCTGGAAAGGAACCCGTCCATGAACGCGATCCATTCATCTTCGTCGGTGCGGTCTTGCGGTGCTCTGCCCGGTGGTGCCGGGAATATCCGGTCCTCCAGGTCGCAAAGTTCATCATACAGCGCACTGCGCCAGAAGAGCTGCAAAGGCGGCTCAAAGGCGTCGGGGTTCATGTTGGATAGCAGCGTTTGCGTCATGGGGGAGGTCTCCTATGGCGAGTCTGTGGAAGTCTACTGTGCGGCATCGCTTCCCGCCAACGGGGAGGGCGCGTGATGCTGACCCGTGCCGACATCGTTTTCCGCGCGCACCAGATCGGTGCGGGCCTCACTGACCGCGAGCGGATCGCCCTGGGCGCCACGCTCATCGAGACGGTGATCAACCCCCGCTATCACCCCGAACTGACCTACACGGTCACGCATCTGCGCGACCATGCCGAGGCGCTCCGGGACGCTTTCTTTGACCTCGAAGCACCGGACGGGCCTGGCACAGGCAAGGCCACCACTCACGAGCAGATGGGCCTGTCCGTATCCTGCGGCGCTCAGGTGCCGCAGTCCCCCGCGCCGCGTGCCGCCAGCTCCTCCCGGCGGCGTGCGGCGTGGGATCGGATCGTCCGCGCCGAACGGTGGATCAGTGACAGCTGGATCGGCGACGGGATCGCTGGTGTCTGCATCGCGATCCTGCTGATCGGCGCCCTGTTTGCCCCCCTGTTCCTGCCCGTTTGAAGGAGCGTTCAATGCCCCCTGAAACCCGGAAAAACCTGATCTCTCTTCGGCAGTTGATGTCCAAGGCCCGCGACCATCGCCGCCTGGCCGCATCGGCGCAGGCCGTGGGCTTGATCGATACGTCTGCCCAAAACATCGGGCACGCCCTGGTGCTGGAACGTGACGCCATCGACCTCCTCGACGCGCTGGAAGCAAGCGGCACGCTGATTGCCATCGAAGCGCTTGTGGCCAGTGCCACCAGCTATGCGCGGGAGCGGCGCCATGTATGAGCCGTACCAGGTCCGACAGAGCGGCTATGGCTGGGCCGTGTTCAACCGCCGCACGCGCGAGAAGGTCAGCCCCCAGGTCAGTTCGCGGTCTGTTGCCGAGGATCGCTGTGTCGAGATGAACCGCGAGGCGCGGCGGCGTCGCCGCCCCTGTCTTTGCTGCGGCTCCACCTTCATCAGCGAAGGGCCGCACAACCGCATGTGCAACGGGTGTCGGCACGGAGCCGATCCCTTCGACCGCCGCCGGGGGCTGTCCGCATGAACCATGCCTCGATCAAATCGGCGCGTCTGCGGCGTGTCCTCAAGGTGCTGAGCGACAAGCGCGAGCATTCCACGCTGGAGATCATGATGCGCGCCAAGGCACCCGCCGTCAGCGCGATCATCTCCGAGCTGCGGTGCATCGGCGCGAAGATCGACTGCACCCGCCGCAATGACGGGCCGAACGGTGAGCCCCGCTGGTACTACAAGATGACGAAAGGGCCGAGAACAGATGGCTGAGAACGAACAGAAGCCTTTGAAGACGGCATTTACAGCTGCGGACAGAATTCAGGCGCAGTTGCCCGAGTTGCACGCTTTTTCCCTGGTCATGGCCGAGGTTTCCGAGGGGCGCGCGTCGCCTCCGAATGCCCTTCAAGCCATGCTGACGGGGCAGAAGGTCGAAGCTGTCGCGTTCTGGTTGGGTGTATTGCAGAGCGCACTTTGCGACCTGGAAACTGGTGCAGGGAGCAACGATGATTAAGCTGCTCCAAGAGGACCGGGCCTTCAAGCTCGCCGACATCCATGTCGGTGATCGGTTGCGGGGCTACGATGAAGACGCTGCCCGCGGTCTGGTGACGTCGTGGGCGGAAATCGGACAGAAGGATCCGATTGATCTTCGCTGGATCAAGCGGAAGAAGCGCTATGAGCTGCTCGACGGACGGCACCGGATCGGGGTTGCCCAGTTGCGGGGAGAAACCACGATCTGGGCGAAGGTGTGGGAGTGTAATGACTCTGAAGCCGAACTGATCGAGATCGATGGCCAGATCGGTCGGGCTGATCTCACGGCGCTCGACACTGCCGTCTTCCTTGCGGCTCGGAAACGGTTGTATCTGAAAATGCATCCCGAAATGGGCCAGGGCGGGTTCCGAGGGAACCAGCACACCGGAAATCTGGTCCCGGACATCGTGTCCTTCACCACATCGACGGCGCAAAAGTTCGGGAAAACGGAGCGACAGGTCCGCCGATGGCTCTTTGCAGGCGAGAGGCTTGGTCCAGACGAAGCGTCGCGCCTGCGGCAGGCGCCGAAACCCGTGACAATGCAAGACCTCGAAGCCATTTCCAGGATCAGCAGTCCGCCGGACAGATATGACGTGGTGAACTTGTTGGCGAAGGGCGAGGCCAAAAACGCCGCCGACGCCGTGCGCCAGGTGAAGGCCGCGCGCGGCGAAGGCCCGGCCCCAAAGGATCCGACCGACGCGGGCTATTCCCGCCTGTCCGATGCCTGGACACGCGGGAACAAGGCGGCTCGGAAACGCTTTGCGGAAGAGCATCGTGACGAACTGCGCGCCATTCTCGACGAGATCGGGGGCGACGACGAATGACAGACGCCCCCGCCCAGACCTGGTGGACCGCCGCCGAGATTGCCGAGGCCCGGCTGCCCGACATGCCCACGACCAAGCGGCGCGTGAATGATCTCGCACGTCGTCATGGCTGGGCCAGCCAGCCTGGCAAGGTGCGCCGCCGCAAGGGCAAGGGCGGGGGCCTCGAATACCACGTCAGCCTGTTCCCGACGCGGGCCAAGGTTGCGCTGAGCAGAATGCATAGAATGCATGAGCCCGCTCCGGAGGCGCCCAAGCGACCCCGCGATCAGGCCTGGGCGGAGTTCGACAAGCTGAAGGCCAAGGCCAAGGAAACCGCCGAGACGCGCCTCGCGGCCCTGCGCGAGGTCGATGCGCTGGAAAGCGCTGGCTTGACCCGCACCGAGGCGGTGCGCGCCGTAGCCCGCCAGACCCAGCGGTCGGAAAAGACCCTCTGGAACTGGCTGGCCCTGGTCGAGGGCATCGCGACCGAAGACTGGCTGCCCTACCTGGCGCCCGCGGCAGGTAAGGGGCGCAAGACGCAGACGCCGCTGGACGAGCAGTTCCTCGACCTGGTGAAGACCTACTTCCTGACCAAATCGCAGCCGCCTTTGACCGCCGCCTATGACTGGGCCGAGGAGGTGGCGCAGAAGGAAGGGATCCCGGTTGCACCACTCTGGAAGGTGCGCCGCGTCATTGCCGAGACCGTGCCCGAACATGTGCAGGTCTACCTGCGGAAGGGCGCTCATGCGCTGAGCCGCTACTTCCCGCACCAGACGCGCGACAAGACCTACATGCATGCGATGGAGGCGGTGCAGACCGACTATCACAAGTTCGATGTCTTCATCCAGTTTCCGGACCGCGAGAAGCCAGGCCGGATCCAGATGATCGCGATCTCCGACATCTACAGCGGCAAGTTCCTGGCCTACCGCCTGTCGGAAACGGCGAACGGTCACACGGTGCAGTTGGCCTTCGGTGACCTGGTGCGCCGCTACGGTATCCCGCAGCACTGCCTGATGGATAACGGGCACGAGTTCGTCAACAAGGTGATGGCGGGTCAGGTCAAGCACCGTAAGCGGTTCAAACTGGTGCAGGGTGAGGTGCTTGGTCTCTTCCCGCTCCTGGGGATCGATCTGCATTTTGCCAGCCCGGGCTGGGGGCAAGCCAAGCCCATCGAACGCGCCTTTCGCGATCTTTGTGACCGCGTGGCCAAGAACCCGGCCTTTGTCGGCGCCTATACCGGACGCAACACGGTCGAGAAGCCGGAGAACTACGGCGGGCGGGCGATCCCGCTGGAAGAGTTCCGCGAGGTCCTGGAGCGCGAGATCGCGGCGCATAATGCGCGGCGTGGCCGGCGGTCCGAAGTGGCCAATCAACGGTCCTTTGACGAGGTGTTCAACGAGAGCTACGCCGCCTCCCCGATCACCAAGCCCACCGAGGAGCAGCAACGGCTCTGGCTGATGCGCGCCGAGGGTGTCCGGGCGGACCGCAAGAACGGCGAGGTGGCCATCTACGGCTCGCGCTACTGGGCCGAATGGATGTGGCAGATCGCGGGCAAGGACGTCACCGTCCGATTTGATCCCGACGATCTGCAGGCGGGCCTGTCGGTCTACGAGATGGACGGCACCTTTCTGGGCGATGCCCCGGTCCTGAAACCCGGCCAATTCTTCAAGGTGGCGGATGCCAAGGAGCACGACCGTGACAAGAGGGCCTTCAAGCGGGTCGTGAAGGAGAAGGCCCGCCTCGAAAAGAAGATGACGGATGCGGCCGCATCCAAGCGGCTGGCGGCAGCGCGAGAGGATGCGCCAGGCGACGGATTGCCGGAGGCCGGAGTGATCAAGCTGCCCAAGATGCACCCCTCGGCCCCGAAAGGCGGGCGCCGCCGGGCCGTTGCCCCCGAGGAGGAAGACCGCCTGAGCGCGCGGGTTCTGCAAATGCAGGAGCACAGGTCCGCGCCCAAGCCCGACGTCTGCGATCCGGAAGAGAACTTCGCGCGGGCGATGGAGCTTGAGCAGATGCAGGCGGACGGCCAGCCCATGACGCCCGAGCAGGCGGACTGGCTGGCCCAGTACCAGACCACATCGGAATACCGCGGCCGTCTGAGCATGTACCGGGCGCTGGGTAAGAACAACGAATGAAAAAGGAGCAGAACATGCAAGGCGATCTGGCCCCCCTCCGCAATGTCGCGGCCCTGCTGGAAATGGTCGACCAGCTGCAGCACCGCAGCGTCACGCTGCCCGGGATCGGTGTTTTCTTCGGGCGGCACGGCGCGGGGAAGACCTCGGCAACGACCCTGGCCGCGAACGAGTACAACGCGCATATCGTGCAGGCCAAGAGCACCTGGACCCGCCAGCACATGGCCGACGTGCTGCTGGAAGAGCTGGAGATGAAGGGGGTACGCGGCACGCTGCCCCGCAAGGCCGACGCGATCAGCCGCGCGCTGGCGCTCTCCGACCGCCCGCTGATCATCGACGACGCCCAGTACCTCATGAAAAGCGGCATGATGGACGTGGCCCGGGATATCTACGAGGGCTGTTTCACGCCGCTGATCTTCGTGGGCGAGCCTGACTTCGAGGCGAACCTGACCAAGTGGCCGAACATCTATGACCGGGTCTTGGTCAGCACCGAAACGCTGCCCTGCAATGCGGCTGACGCGGGTCACCTGGCGCGCATCTATTGCGCCGGGATCGAGGTTTCACCTGACGCGATTGATGAATTGCTGCGCCTGACCGATGGCAGCGCGCGCAAGCTGAGCGTCAACTTCGAGAGGATCCGCGAGGCGGCGCGACGGCGGGGGCAACGCCAGGTCGACACTGACTTTCTGTCGCTGGTGAAGCTCCACGGGATCGGCGGGGCAATCAGCGCGCAGACCGGCACCCAGCGCAAGCGGGGGGCAGCATGAGCGACGACTTCCGTAGCCCGATGGAGCGTGACGCCTGGCGTAAGGTCGAAGGGCTGGCCGAGTTCCATTGGAAGGACCTCGAAGAGATGAACATGTGCGCCGAGACCGCGCAGAAGTTCATGCGTCGCTGGGCGCGCCTTGGGTGGATCCGGGTGTCCCGCAAGGACGGCCATCGCAAGATCTACGTCAACGCGGCGCGGGCGATCCCCGTCGTGCCGTCGGTCAAGGCCGACCCGACGCCCGAGGGAAACATGTGGCGCGCCATGCGCCGCATGCCGAACTTCACCCCGACCGACCTGGCGGCGCACGCCAACGCGGGCGGGGTCGAGGTCACCGTCGAGAAGGCCCGGTCCTATTGCCGGTCCTTGCTGGCGGCGGGCTATCTGAAGGTGCGTGAGACCGCGATCCCTGGAAGACGTCAGCCGCGCTACCAGCTGATCCGCAACACCGGCCCGCAGGCCCCCGTGGTTCGCCGGGTCAAGGGCTTGATGGACCCGAACGAGGATGCCTTCCAGCCGTTGACCGGAGGGACATCATGAGCGCCTTGGAGAAAGCCCGCACCGGCTGGGGCGCGGAGATGCCCGCCTGGATCCGCGAGTTGGCCGAGGAATGCGACCGTACCAGCCAGAACAAGGCGGCGCTCCGGATCGGGCGCAGCGCCTCCCTGGTCTCGACCGTCCTGGCCCGGACCTACAGTGGCGACATGGCGGCGGTCGAGGAGCGGGTCCGCGGCGCCCTGATGGGCGAGACGCTGATCTGCCCGGTCCTGGGCGAGATCGACAAGAAGGTCTGTCGCGACTGGCGCGGGCGCTCGACCTCCTTCTCGTCCCGCAACACGCGCGCGGTGCAGATGTTCCGCGCCTGCAATCGCTGCCCCATGAACAAGGAGACCAGGAATGCCTGATACCCCCATGACCGAGGCCGAGATGCTGGCGAAGGCTGGCTCTGCCATCGCCAAGATCGACCGCAGTGGTCAGCGCGGCGCTTCGATGGTGACGATGGAAGAGACCATCGCGATGGCCGCGCTGATCGAATGCCTGGGCGCAGGCCCGATCTGCCAACGGGTATTTCACGATGCGCAGGTCAAGACCGCCGACGCCGCCCGGGCGGCGGGAGTGGCGCTGTGAGCCGATTTCCGTCTCCCGAACCGCACGCAACCCACTGCAGCAACCCGAACCGCCACGATTACTGGACCTGTCCCGGTTGCTACACCGATCTCGGCAACGTCGGGGTGGGCGATCAAGTCTGCCCGACCTGCGACCGCCCGATCCGCTGCACCGTCGAAATGGAGCCAGCGTGCCATTGCTCGCTGATCGAAGCACAAGAAGAGGAAACCGACCTATGACCGAGCAGAACATCCCGGGTGTCATCGACATCGATGGCACCCCGCACATGAAGGACGCCAAGGGGCGGCTGCAGCCGCTCTCGACCGTCAAGGCACAGGACCAGCTGCAGGACGAGGTGGTTCGCAAGGTGATCGGCTACGCCAAGGAACTGAGCTGCCAGGTCAGCCGGTTCAAGAACCATACCTTCGAGGATCTCTCGGGCTTCGAGGCGCTGCTGGCGCAGGAGTACGGTGAGACCAAGGGCGGTGCGAAAGGCAACAAGACCTTCATGAGTTTCGACGGCACGATGAAGGTGCAGGTCCAAGTGGCCGACCAGATCGACTTCGGCCCCGAGCTTCAGATCGCCAAGGATCTGATCGACGAGTGCTTGAACGAATGGGCGGCGGATGCCGGCGACGAGTTGCGCGCGGTCGTGACCCGGGCCTTCAATACCGACAAAGCGGGCCAGATCAACCGCGCCGAGATCTTTATGCTACTGCGCCTGGAGATCGCGGACGAGCGCTGGAAACGGGCGATGGAGGCGATCCGGGATGCCATGCGCGTCGTCGGTTCCAAGACCTATGTCCGGTGCTACCAGCGCGACCACGGCGAGGCGCCCTGGGAAGCCATCACCATCGACCTGGCCAAGGCGTGAGGGAGGATGTGATGCAGGACCAGACCGACAGCTACGGCATTGCCGCAGGAGAGCTCAAACAGTTCATCGAACGCTATGAGCGCCTCGAAGAAGAAGAGCGCGAGATCGGCGAGCAGCAGAAGGAGTTGATGGCCGAGGCCAAGGGGCGCGGCTACGACACCAAGGTCATGCGCAAGGTGATCGCCCTGCGCAAGCGCGAGGCCGACGACATCGCCGAGGAAGAGGCGGTGCTGGAGATGTACAAAGCTGCGCTGGGGATGGGGTGATGGCCTGCCCCCGTAGTGAGAAAGACGCGCGTGCCCGGTCGCTTCGCAAGCTGAAGGCACTGGAGAAGCGGGCCAGGAGCACGCTCTACGAGATCGCCGGGTTCTTCGAGGAAGGGCCAGTCAGTGCCGATATCGACCGAGGGTTCACGGCACTCAAAGCGTCGATGGACGATGAGGTCGATCGAGCGAAGGAACGGGGATGATGCGCCGGACCTTTGTCAGGTCACATGTTCCAGTAGAAGGTCTCTTCGGGTCCGCCGGGCCAGAGCTTTCCCGGTTGGGCAATCGCGATGGTGGCCCCGCTCATTGCCAGGGCCTCGTCCTCGGTTTCAGCCCGCGCGTAGCCTTGGCGCCTGTCGGGCAGGTCGCGATCTACCTGGATCATGATCTTGAACACCATCCGATGACCTTCTGCCAACCGAGTTAACACGGGGTTAATTTCATGACCGCCAATATGATCCGCACCATCCACGTCGGTTGCCGTCAGCTCGGGATCGACGCAGAGACCAGGCACGATCTGCAGCTGCGCCTGGTGGGCAAGGCGAGCCTCTCCGACATGTCCGACGATGAGCGGAAGCGCATCCTGGATGAACTGAAGGCTCGGGGGTTCCGGCCATCTTCGGGCAAGCGCCCCAAGGCGCCGCGCGCGGATCTGCGGCTGGTTCATGTGCTCTGGGCGAAACTGGGCCACGTGGGCGAGCTGAAGGACCCGACCCGCAAGGGGCTGAACAAGTTCGTTCAGAAGCGGTTTGGCGAGGCCTGGGGCTTTGTCCCGGCCGACATCGACGGGCTGCGCGATCAAGACAAGATCGACGCGGTGCTGCAGGCGCTGATCCAGTGGGGCAAACGCGCGAAGATCGATTTCGACTGGTCGAGGATCGGAAAATGAAGAAGCCGCGCCACAAGGTCTCGGACTATGCACTCCTGCAATATATCGAGACCATCACAGGCGTAGAGGTCGAAGCCCTGCGCCAGGTCGTCGCCGCTCGCGCGGATGCTGCCGGTACCGCAACAACGGGCATGCGTGAACTGACTTCCGAAAACCTCCGCTTCTACGTTTCTGGCGGGACTGTCTGCAGCGTCAAGGCGAAGGCCGCGCGAGAGTGACCGAGCCGGTGGCATATCCCCGCCACCCGGCGCACCTCGATCCCTATATCGAGGTCCTCGGCCCCCGCATGGCCGTGAGCTTCCTCGTTATGTTCGGTGGCTCGCCTCTCTATTTCCCCGACGATCCCCGCGGCCGCAGTGCGGCCGAGCAGCTTATCGGCGCCGACAAGCTGCGGGAGCTGAGCGGCCGCATGCCCTCGAACCGGGTCACGATCCCAATGCCTAAGAACTGGCTGATCCGGGCATTGCATGCCGAGGGTCTGACGATGTCCCAGATCTGTCGCGCGCTGAAGACCAGCTACACCAATGTCAAGCGCACCCTCAGCGAAGGCGGTGCGCTACAGCCTCCGAGTGATCCGGACCAGCTGTCGCTGTTCTGACGACAACCTTGCCAACGTAAACACCCGTTTCAAGCCGGCATTCTGACCCCGTTCAACGGGGGTATCAGATGTCCACGAAACATGACGTGCGCCGGATGGCCGAGGAAATCGTCGCCCGCGAGGGCGGGTTCGTGAACGATCCCGACGATCCGGGCGGCGCCACCAAGTACGGCGTCACGATCCACACGCTGCGCAACATCCCCTGGGGGGATCTGGATGGCGACGGCGACATCGACGTCTTGGACGTTCGCGCGCTCTCGCGGGAGCATGCCGTCGAGATCTTCGAGGAGCGCTATTTCTTCGGGCCGCGCATAGACGAGTTGCCCGAGGCGCTGCACCCCACCGTCTTCGACATGTACGTCAACGCGGGCGCCAACGCGGTGAAGATCCTGCAGCGTCTGCTCTGCGAAATGGCCCCGCCAGAGATCGCCGTCGATGGCGTCATCGGTCCGCAGACTATCGCCGCCGCCAACCGTGCCTGGGAGCGGGCCGGGGCGTTCCTGGTCGATGCCTACGGGATCGAGCGGCGCAACTTCTACTTCCGCATCGCCGACCGGCGCCCGGCTAGCCGCAAGTACGCGCGCACCCGCGCAGGCGGCAAGGGCGGCTGGATCAAGCGGGCCGAAGAGTTCATCTCGCCCGATTACCACATGATGGAGGCCGAGTTCCGGGCGCGGGTGGCGGCATGGGGCTGATCGGGCAGATCCTCTCCACGCTCTTCGGCGGTGACCGCAATGCCGTGCGCGAGCTGGCGGAGGTGTTCCGCGTCAATGCCGAGGCTGCGTCGAAACGCGGCCATGACCTGGATAGTGCGGCGCTGGACCAGTTTGCCGCCGAGTTTTGCCGCCGGACGCGGCGCACCTGGTGGGACAGCCTGATCGACGGGCTGAACCGCCTGCCGCGCCCGATGCTCGTGCTGGGGGTCTTCGTCATGCTGATCTGGAGCGTGGCCGATCCGGTCTTCATGGCGAAGGTCTTTGCCTCCTGGGCGATCATCCCGGCCCCGGTCTGGGCGCTGATCATGGTCATCGTGACCTTTTATTTCGGGGGGCGTCAGCAGGCCAAGGGGCTGGAGTTCCAGCGCGACGTCGCGGGCCTCATGGCGCAGACGCAGACGGTCCTGAACAGCCGCGAGAGCCTCGATGCCCTTGAGGCCGGTGATGCGCCTCCGGAGGCCGCTCCTGAACTTTCCGACAATCCCGCCCTCGACGCCTGGCGGGCGTCGAAGTGATCCAGAAAGGACCCGATATGAAATCCGCGACCATGGGAATGATCGCCGCGATCCTCACGCTCCTGATCTTTGCCGCCCTGTCTTTGCCGGCCGAGGCGCAGACCCTGCGCCACTGCGCGCCGCGCGCCGCCGTGATCGAGCGGCTGGCTGCGATGTATGGCGAAACCCGCCAGGCCATTGGCCTGGGTGCGAACGGCGCGATCATGGAGGTTTTTGCCTCCGATGGGACGGGCACCTGGACGATCACCGTGACGATGCCCAACGGCATCTCCTGCCTGGTCGCCAGCGGGGACACCTTTAAGGCGATCGACGCAGATCCCGCGCCCGAGGGGGATGCCCTTTGACTGCCGCCGATCTATTCGACATGGCCCTGAAGGCCATCCCGATCCTGCTTTCTTTCGCCGCCATGATCGTGGCGGTGATCCGTACCCGGCGTTCCGAGGTGGATGAGCGCTTCAAGGCCGGGTCCGACCGCATGGACCGGCACGAGGCCCGGATCGCGCGTGCGGAGCAGACCATCAGCGGCATGCCCTCCAAGGATGACGTTCACAGCATCCAGTTGAGCATCGCCGAGATGAGCGGGTCGCTGAACCGGATGGAGGCCGTGATCGGGGGCAATGCCCAGATCATGCAACGGCTGGAAACCATCGTCAGCCGCCACGAGGACCACCTTCTGAACGACAGGAACCGGCCATGAGTTACGCCGAAGAACTGCAGCAACACGCCCGCCTGGCGATCCTGCGGATGCTGGAGGACGCGCCGCGCTACACCTCCAACGTCTCGATCATGACCGATCTCCTGCCGCGCTTCGGGATCACCTATTCGCGCGACCAAGTGGTGACCGAGCTGAGCTGGCTGGCCGAACAGGGCATGCTGACCACCGAGGAGCTGGCGGGCGGCTTCATCGTCGCCACGGCAACCACGCGCGGCGTCGAGATCGCCCAGGGCATCGCCAAGCATCCCGGCGTCCAGCGTCCCCGGCCGGGGAGCTGAACCATGCCCCCGCCCAAGAAGCTGGACCTGATCCCGGAGGAGTTGCGCCGCTGGCTGGCCGAAGAACTGCGCGACCGGGGTTATTCCGACATCATCGGTGTCACCGAGGCGCTGAACTTCAGGCTGCAGGACGCTGGCCTGGAAGTCACCGTGGGCAAGACGGCCGTTGGCGATTTCTCGAAGGCGCTGAAGGACCAGCGCGAGGCCTTCGCCATCGCCGAGACCCTGTTGTCAGATCTCGACATCGAGGCCGAGGGTGAGTTGCACAAGGTGCTGATGCAAATGATCGCCACCAGCGCGATCCACATGATCCAGTCGGTTCGTGCCGAGGACCAGCACCTCGACCCGAAGGACCTGATGAGCCTTGGCCGAATGCTGAAGGACCTCATGAGTAGCTCCGGCATGCGCGAGAAGCTGCTGGCAGACGAACGCGCCCGCGTCGCGCGGGAGGCGCGCGAGGCGGCGCAGGCGGAGATGGACGAGGCGCTGGAGGCCACGGCCACCGAGGCCGGGCTCTCGGCCGAAATGCTCGACCGGCTGCGCAGGGGCGTGCTGGGGCTGCGGACATGAAACGGTCGCGTGAACAGATCGACGCGATCCTGCTGGTTGGCGACTACCACTGGCGCAGGGGGTCGAAGTGGCGTGCCGCGCTGGCCTGGTGCCTTGGCCGCCGCGAGGTTTTTGTCACCCATCTGGGCGATGTTGCCAAGGTGAGCTGGTGGCGGGGCGAACCCTACCTGGTCGCACTCAAGGAGGCGTCATGACCGAGCCACTGCGCGCCATTGTCCTCACCGACCGGCGAGAACATCGCCGCAGAGCTGATTGCGGCTCAATCTGGATCGCGCCTTGCGAGGAAGGCGAGGAGGCCGCGCTCTGGTTCGTCTGTCCCTGCGGGTGCGGCCAGGTCAGCCGGATCACGGTCGGGCACCGGCACAAGCCCAAGGCCCACGGCGCGACCTGGAACTGGAACGGTTCGCGCACCGAGCCGACGCTGCAGCCATCGGTCAAGGTCCACCGCAACGAGACCTGCACCGGCTGGCACGGCTGGCTGCGGGATGGCTACTGGGAGGTGGCATAGAATGACGCTCTGGGACCGGATTTGCATCCATGCCTGCTACCATCTTTGGAACCCGGTTCTGGTAATCCTGGATGATCGTTGGGTCGCGGAAGTCTGGCGCACCTACGGAGATGAGTGGCCGGGCTGGGAGGCGTTCCGCTGATGCGTGGCTGGCAGTTCATCACCCCCGCGGGGCATCGCTCAAAGGCTTATCCATCGCGCAGCGAGGCAGTGATCGAGGCCGTGCGTTTCATGGTCGTGCAGCTGTTCGCGCGGCTGGGCGTGATTGCCGAGCCTGAACGCCTTTCGCCGCAGCAGGCCGAAGAGACCTTCCGCGAGCTGGAACCGGAAGGCTGGAAGATCGAGGGGGTGCGCTAATGGTCTATCCGGCAGAGGTGGCGAACGACATGGACGCGCACGCGCGCTTTTGGGCGGGGCGCGACCGAGAGGCCGAACGCGCCTGTCGCGACGCCGCGCGCGCGATCCGGGTCCTGCTGGCCGGAAAACGGCTGGATGGCAGGTTTTGGGGCGGGCTGCACCGGCGGTTGTTGAGGTTGGAGCGGCACGATGTCGATTGGCACGTCAAGGGCTATCCCGATTTCACCCGCGCGCGCCTTTGCATCGAGCGTCTTCTACGGGAGGCGCGCGCCGCATGACCCAGCCCGTCCTCTCTCGCGATCCCGAGGAACTCCCCGTCGACCTGCCGCGCGGCGGGGACATCCCAGCGGATCTCGACCCGCTCGCCGAGGGCATCCTCATGGAGCACCAGAAGACCTGGCTGGAGGATCAGTCGGATCTGAAGGTCTGCGAAAAGGGACGCCGGACGGGGATCACCTTTGCCGAGATGCTGGGCTGCACCCTGGTTGCCGCCGGGTCGCGTTCGGCCGGCGGGCAGAACTGCTTCTACATCGGCGATACCAAGGATAAGGGCCGCGAGGCCATCGGCTACGTCGCGCACTTCGCCAAGGTGGTGGCTGGCGAGCTGGGGCAGGTCGAGGAGTCCCTCTTCGAGGACCAGCAGCCCGACGGCACGACGAAGCAGATCGCCGCCTACCGTGTCCGCTTCGCCTCCGGTTTCCGGGTCGAGGCCCTGTCGTCGAACCCTGCCAACATCCGCGGCCTTCAGGGCACCGTGGTGATCGACGAGGCGGCGTTCCACCGCGACGTGCGCGAGGTTATCGACGCGGTGAACGCGCTGCTGATCTGGGGCGGCAAGGTGCGGGTGATCTCCACCCACAACGGGCATCTGAACCCGTTCAACGAACTGATCCGCGAGGCACGGGCAGGCAAGAACGGCTTCCACGTTCACAAGTACACCTTCGGCGACGCGGTGTTGAACGGCCTCTTCAAGCGGGTCTGCCTGATGAAGGGCGAGACGTGGTCGCAGAAGGCTCAGGACGCCTGGGAAGCGCAGATCCGCAGATCCTACGGCGCGCGCGACGCCGCGATGAAGCAGGAGCTCGACGCGATCCCCTCGGAGATGGCCGGCGCCGCGCTGACCCGGGTGCAGATCGAGGCCTGCCTTGTGGAAGGCGTGCCTTTCGAACGCTGGCACCAGCCGGACGCCTTCAAGAACGCGCCGGAGGAACAGCGCAAGGCCGAGACGCTGGCCTGGTGCGAGGAACACCTGAAGCCAGCTCTCGACGGCCTGGATCCCAAGCGCCGCCACAACCTGGGCGAGGACTTCGCCCGGTCCGGCGACGCGACCGATATCGTGATCCTGGAAGAGGGGGAGGACCTGCGCCAGCGCTGCAGGCTGATCGTCGAGATGCGCAACATCCCCTTCGGCCAGCAGAAGCAGGTCTTCTTCTACATCGCCGACCGGCTGCCCCGCTTCATGAAGGGCGCCGTCGACAAGACCGGCAACGGCGCCTACCTCGCCGAGGAGGCTGCCATGCGCTACGGCAGCCGGATCGAGGAGGTGAGCTTCAGCCGCGAATGGTACGCCTCGGAGATGCCCTCCTACATCGAGGCTTTCACTGACCGCACCATCGAACTTCCTCGGCACGCCGACGTGCTGGCCGATCACCAGGCGCTGCAGTTCGTGGACGGGATCATCCGCGTGCCACGCGACTTCCGGTTCAAGGGATCGGACGGGCTGGACCGGCACGGGGACAGTGCCGTGGCCGGGGCGCTTGCCTGGTACGCCAGCCGGCAGACCGGCACCGAGATTGCCTACCAGCCGGTGACAGAACGCCGGGACGATCCCGACGACAGGGACACCGAACGGCCCTGGTGGCGCCAGCCGCTGGGCGCGCGTCTGCGCGGGGGGATCTTCTGAAGCCCGCGCCGACAACAGGCCCGAAGGGGCCGGGAGCAGTACCAGTGCTCCCGACACGGGGAACCAGCTTTGCCACCCCGCCGACCGTCACTCACGTCCGGCCGCCCGATGCAGACCCTGCACGGCAAGCGGTAAACAGAAAGTTAACCGACATGAGAGATCCCGAAATGCGCCAGGCGCGCCCCATCGCCCCATACCTGGGCGGCAAGCGCAACCTGGCGAAACGGATCTGCAAGATCATCGACGCGACCCCACACTCAACCTATGCCGAGCCCTTCGTTGGCATGGGCGGGATATTCCTGCGCCGTCGGCAGGCGGTGCGGGCCGAGTTCATCAACGACTTCAGCCGCGAGGTCTACACGCTCTTTCGCGTCCTTCAGGAACACTATGTCGCCTTCCTCGACTTGCTTCGGTTCCAGATCACGACGCAGGCGGGGTTTGAACGGCTGATTGCCGTCGACCCGGAGACCCTGACCGACATGCAGCGCGCTGCCCGGTTTCTTTTCCTGCAGCGCTGCGCTTTCGGTGGAAAGGTCAGCGGTCGGAATTTCGGCCTTTCGACTGACCGTCCCGCCCGGTTCAATCTGACCACGCTGGAACCGGACTTGGAGGCTTTGCACGAGCGCCTCGCCGGGGTCACCGTGACCTGCCTGGATTTTGCGGAGTTCATTCGGCGGATCGACCGGGAGGGGACGCTGTTCTATCTTGATCCGCCCTACTGGGGCAGCGAGAGCGACTACGGCAAACAGGCCTTCACGCGCGAGCGCTTTGCCGACCTGGCCGGGCAGCTCCGCTATGCGAAGGGGCGGTTTCTATTGTCGATCAATGACGTGCTCGAGGTGCGCGAGATCTTCGACTGGGCCGAGCTGACGCCGATCCGGACGACCTATTCCGTCGCCAAGGGCGCAGCACAGACCGGCCGGGGCGAGCTATTGATCTCGAATTTCCCGCTTTCGGCCAACGCATCCGGAAAGGAGTGACCAATGACCCAACTGGTCGATCAATGGGGCCGCCCAGTCCGTAAGGGCGAGCTGACGCGCGAAGTGGCAGGCCCCACCCTGACAGGCGTGCGCTCGCCGCTCACGGGCTATCCCGGCGACGGGCTCGATCCGCGCCGCCTGGCGAACATCCTGCGCGAGGCGGACGAAGGGCATCCCGAACGCCAACTGGAGCTGGCCGAGGCGATGGAGGAGCGCGACCTGCACTATGTCGGCGTGCTGGGCACGCGAAAGCGGTCTGTCACCCAGCTCGACATCACGGTCGAGGACGCCAGCTCGGAGACGACCGACAAGCGGATCGCCGAGGATCTGCGGACCTGGCTTCTGCGCGACGAGCTGAACGACGAGCTCTTCGACATCCTCGACTGCATCGGCAAGGGCTACAGTTTCACCGAGATCATGTGGGACAACTCGATGGGGCAGTGGCAGCCGTCCTACCTGGAGCAACGGGATCCGCGATGGTTCCGCTTCGACCAGGGCGATCTGCGCACCCCCATGCTGATCGGCGAGAACGGCCAGGACGAACCTCTGCCCGCCTACAAGTTCATTCATCCCCGCATCCGGGCAAAGAGCGGGATCACGCCCCGGTCTGGGATTTGCCGGGCCGTGACCTGGGCCTATCTCTTCAAGATGTACACCCTGCGGGACTGGGCGATCTTCACCCAGACCTACGGTCAGCCCCTGCGCGTGGGCAGATATCCGGTGGGAGCCTCCGAGGATGACCGGAACACGCTGTTCCGGGCGGTGGCGAACATCGCCGGCGATTGCGCCGCGATCATGCCCGAGGGCATGGAGATCGAGTTCGTGGAAACCGGCAATGTCGGCGCTTCTGTGGATCTCTACGAGAGCCGGGCCGACTGGCTGGACAAGCAGGTCTCGAAGGCCGTCCTGGGCCAGACCGCGACCACCGACGCCGAGGTCGGCGGGCTGGGGTCCGGCAAAGAGCACCGCATGGTGCAGGAGGACATCGAGCGGGCGGATGCCAAGGCGCTCTCCGGGGCGCTCAACCGCGACCTTGTGCGCCCCTGGGTGGATCTGAACTATCCCGGGCATGGCCGCTACCCCCGGATCGTCATCGCCCGGCCCGAGGCCGAGGACCTGGTCAAGTGGATGCAGACCGTCGGCGCGGCAGTGGACCGTGGGCTGGCCGTGTCGGAGGACGATGTCTATGCCAAGCTCGGCCTGCGACGGCCCGCCGAGGGGGCCAAAATCCTGCGTCCCGGGGGGCAGAATGCGCCGCAGGCGCCCGGTCAGCCGGGGGCGGGGGACGGAACCCCTCCTGAGAGCGCCGTTAAATACCCATTAAATACCCTCGCCGCTCTTTCGGCGGCGGAGGCCCGTGACGAGAGGAAAGACCCCTCAGCGGGCGACACAGCGCCTCTCGACATTGCGGTCGATCGACTGACCGAGGAGGCCGCGCCCGAGATCGAGGCGATGCTGGGGCGGATCGAGGCGATGATGGCCGCGGCCGAGAGCCTGGACGAGCTCCGCGAGATGCTGCTCGGGGCCTATCCCGAGATCTCGCAGGACGCGCTGGCAGAGGTCCTGGCGCAAGCCTTCATTGCGGGCGATCTTGCTGGCCGGTTGATGGCAGGGGATGGCGATGGCTGATTTCGCCACGACTTTTCGGAAGCCGTTCAAGGAACAAGTGGCGGCCTTCCGATTGCGGCTGGGCAACCAGGTGCCCACGGCCAAATGGGACGATCTGTGGAAAGCGCAGCATGACCGCGCCTTCATGGTGGCGGGCGCCGCCAAGGCGGATCTGCTGGCGGACCTGGCAAAGGCGGTCGAGAAGTCCATCGCCGAGGGTACCAGCCTGGAAGAATTCCGGCGTGACTTCCGGCAGATCGTCGAGCGGCGCGGCTGGCATGGTTGGACCGGGGAGGGCACGAAAAAGGGCGAGGCCTGGCGCACCCGGATCATCTACCAGACGAACATGCGCACCAGCTACGCCGCCGGCCGACATGCCCAGCTGGTCGAGGGCGGGTTCAAATATTGGGTCTATCGCCACGGCGGTGCGCTGGAACCGCGCGAGCAGCACCTTGCATGGGATGGTCTGATCCTGCCCGCAGATCACCCGTTCTGGGCGACGCATTATCCACCTAACGGCTGGGGCTGCAGCTGCTATGTCGTCGGCGCCCGTTCCTTGCGGCAGGCGATACGCCTCGGCGGCAACCCGGACGTCACGCTGCCTGACAACTGGAGGGATCTGAACCCGAAGACCGGCGAGCCGGACGGGATAGATCGGGGCTGGGGGTACGCCCCCGGGGCCACGGTCTCGAATACGGTGTCAGCGCTTGCAGGCAAGCTGGACAGTCTTCCCGAACAGCCGTCGGTGGATCTGATCCAGAGCTGGCTGACCGAGAACCTGTTTGGCAATTGGCTGGCAGATCCCAAGGGGCTGTGGCCCATGCTGCGGCTTAGCGACGAGCAAGCCGAACGAATTGGCGCATCGACCCGTGTGGCCATGATGTCGGAAAGGACGGCTGAGAAACAGCTGCGCGAGCATCCCGAGCTGACAATCTTCGACTATGGCCAGGCACAGCGCGTTGTCCAGGAGGCGACGGAGGTGCTCCATGATGGTGACAAGAACCTGATTTTCGTTTTGGCACCGCAAGGGATGAGCGGACATGTCCTGGTCGTAAAGGCAACACGCACGGGCAAGGCCCTGTTCGTCACGAGCTTCAGGCGGCTGAGCGGATCCGAAGAAGTGAAACGTCGCACTATCGAGCGACTTCGTAGGAGGAATTCGGATTGATGTGCAGGCGGTGGGGCCTCGCCCCCGGTTGCCCGGAAACCCCACATGGCACTCCGATCCGAAGATCGTGTTACGGCCGCGAGAATATCACCGTGTCACGCCTGCGCAGAGGAATATAGCGATGATCGAAGTCGATGTCACCACCGACACCCTGCGGCCAGCGCTGGGGGAGGCGCAACAGGCGCTCTCCGACCTGACGCCTCTGATGCAGGATATTGGCGAGTTGATGGCCGAGCGGACGAAGGGCAATTTCAAGACTGGAACAGCGCCGGACGGCACGGCCTGGGCACCGCGCAGTCAGACAACGCTGGACGCCTATGCCGCGCGGGGCGACACGCCGAAAGGTGGCCCGCTGGTCGGGGTGACACGCGCCCTTTCGACCACGATTGCCTATGAGGTCGCGCCCGGACACGTCGATTGGGGCTCGAACATGATCTACGCCGCCGTGATGCAGTTCGGCGCGGCCCAGGGGCAGTTCGGCGCGCGGATCGGCAAGGACAAGAACGGCCGCGACTTCTTCATGACGATCCCCTGGGGCGACATCCCGGCCCGGCCTTTCGTCGGCATTGGCCCCGAGGATGAGACCGCCATCCTGGAGACCATTGAAGACTATCTTCAAGACTTGGTCGACGACTGATCTCCCGCACGACCTTGCCAACGTAACAGGGGCGTTGAAGCGGGCATTTTGCCCTCATGAACACGCGACCCGATATCTCGTCCTTCGAGGCGGTGGCCCTTTCGCTGGAAGGCGAGGCCCCGCCCGACTGGATCCAGCTCTTGCCCGCGCCGGGCAAGAAGTTCCGCTCGATCGATGGGCGGGGCCCCTGGTTCTACGACAGCGCCGAGGAGCTGATTGCAGCCAGCACCGCCTCCGGTGAGCGGATCTTCATCGACGTGAACCACGCCACCACGCGCTCCGCCCCGAAGGGTGGCGATGCGCCGGCGGTGGGCTGGATCGAGGAGCTTCAGGGCCGTCCGGACGGTATCTGGGGCCGTGTGACCTGGAACAGCAAGGGCGCCGAGCTGATGGCGGACCGCGCCTATCACGGCATCTCGCCGGTGATGTCCTTCAACAAGGCCACCGGCAAGGTGGCGCGGATCTTCCACGCCTCCCTGACCAATACCCCCGCCCTGGGTGGGGCCATCGCATCCCTTTCCGAGGAGACAGACGACATGAACATGGCCGCAATCGCGAAGGCCCTGGGCCTCGCGGAAGATGCCGGTGAGGACGCGATCCTCGCCGCCATCTCGAAGCTGAAGAAGGGCGCGGAGAAGCCCGCCGAGCTCTCCACCCTGGCGCTTGCGCTGGGGGCCGAGGAGGGCGCCAGCGTGGCGGAACTGACCGTCCTGGCCAAGGCGGCCGTGGCGAATGCCGGCGACGCCGACGAGGTGGCCGAACTGACCCAGCAGCTGGGCGATCTGCGCGCCGAGCGGTGGCTGGACCAGAAGGTTGCCGAAGGTCGCGCCATCGATGCGGAGCTGCGCGCGGAACTGTCGGCGCTCTGGATCGACAATCCCGAGCGCGCGGAGAAGCTGGTTAGCCGGCTGCCCAAGCTCTCGCGGACCCACACCGCCAATCCCGCCCCGAAGGGCGAGGCGATCACCGAACTGAGCGCTGACCAGAAGGTGGTCGCCGACCAGCTCGGGGTGTCCCACGAGGACTTTCTTGCGCAGCTGAAGGCTGACGCGGGCGAAGAGGAGGCAGCCTGATGGCCGCACTGACCGAAGACCGCAACACACCCCGTTTCGAGGGTGACATCCGCCAGGGCGATGTTGCCGCCTCGACCCTGATCTACGCCGGCGCCCTGGTGATGCGCGACGCCTCGGGCAACCTCGTTGAAGGCCAGACCGCCACGGGCCTGGTCGGTGCCGGCCGCGCCGAGGAGCGGGTCGACAATTCCGCCGGTTCGGCGGGGGACCTGGCCTGCGACTATCGCCCCGGCATCTACCGCTTCGCCAACTCGGCAGCGGCGGACGAGATCACCGCGGCCGAGATCGGCGACGTCTGCTACGCCGTCGACGATCAGACCGTCGCCAAGACCGATGGCACCTCCACGCGCTCGCCCGCCGGGCTGATCGAAGGTGTCGACGCCAACGGGGTCTGGGTCCGCCTGGACGAGGCCCTGACCGCCGCAGCCGCGGCCTGAGAGGACCCCTGACATGCTCATCAATGCCGCAAACCTGAACAGCCTGCGCGTCGGTTTCAACGCCTCCTTCCAACGCGGATTGGGGCAGGCCGATCCGATGTGGAGCCGTATCGCGACCGAGGTCCGGTCTACGCAGAAGGAGCAGAAGTACGGCTGGCTGGGGAAGATCCCGCGTGTGCGCGAATGGATCGGACCCCGTCTCGTGCAGAACCTGATGCAGCACGACTATGCCATCAAGGAAAAGCCCCTCGAACTGACCATCGGCGTGGACAGGGACGACATCGAGACCGACAACCTCGGGATCTATGCGCCGCTTTTCGAAGAGATGGGCATGTCGACCGGCTCCGAGTGGGACCTCATGGTCTTCGGGCTTCTGGCCCAAGGCTTCTCGACCGAGTGCTACGACGGTCAGAACTTCTTCGACACCGACCACCCGGTCCTGGACGAGGATGGCAATCAGACCACCGTTTCGAACACGGGCGGCGGGTCGGGCACGGGCTGGTACTTGCTGGACACCCGCCGGGCGCTCAAGCCGCTGATCCTGCAGAAGCGCAAGGACTTCAAGTTCGTCTCGCTGGATCGCGAGCAGGACCAGAACGTCTTCATGAACAAGGAATTCGTCTATGGTGCCGATGCACGGGCGAACACCGGCTTCGGGTTC